CTTTCCAACATACCTACATGAAACTTTTTCTCCTCTTTATTCATAGAGGGGAACTTGAAGACGTTACGATAAACATCTTCTTGCAACTCACTTATTTCCGTCATTTCTGCACGGACTACATCAGAATCGAAAAAACTCATTTACTTAATACAACCTGTTTTAGGATTTTTTTATAGTGGAATACATCGATATTTAGGAATGGAGAATATTTTTTAATTCTCATACTGACGGTTTCCCACACAGGATCACTTAATTTGTCATCAAAGTCCTGACGGAATCCAAGAATTTTATCAAGGATTACCATAGTTTCGGCAGATATCTCATCACTTAGATATTTTTTAAGAATGATTGGATGGCCTTTCTTTGGTGAAAATACTGTATCAATCTTTTGATTTGATAGGACACTTTCAACCTCTTCCTTAAAGATGTAAGAAAGTGATTGATTTCTTTTCTTCCATGACATATATCTACCCTCACCTTCTCTTACCATTTCTCCTATCCAAAGCTTACTTGGATCAGTGCAGGTGATAAAGTTAGATACAAAAAACTCTACAACTTCCCTATCATCTTTATTTCTGGCTAATTTTTCAAACCAAAATCTATCCTTTCTTTTATAGAAAGATTGAACAGTTGCTCTACTCTTGCCACAGTATTTGTGATAATCATAACTGTCTTTAGTGAAGTGATTCTTTAAAGACAGGTAGCATTTATATGCATCAAAAGGCATCATTCATTATAATGGTAGTTTTGCTCTTGAACTTCTCTTGAGAAAGTTTAATTCCATTGCTTCATATTTGATCTTTTCCTTTAAAGGTTTTGAGATCAATTTAGGAACTGATTCCAAATCAATTTTATTCTGCTCACAGAAGTAAACAATGGCATCAATATAACTCATACCATCAGTTTCATGAACAATTGATTCAATTTCCTGTGCAAACCGAGAAGGACAAAAGAATTTACTTTCTAATACTTTTTCTAGTTCATTCTCCATTCTCTGACCTAAGATTGTGAGATACAAATTCTTTAATATACCGAACTAATAATTTAATATAATCCCCTTTGTTTCTTTTGTCAAATACTTTGACTTCACCACCAGGAGTAACCATCAAAGTGATAAGTTTTTTGATCGGGATTCCTGTCAATTCATAATATGCAGCCGCATAGAACATTTCTTGGACGAAGTAGTTTTCAATCCACTTCTCAGGTTTAATCTTTTCAGATGTTTTAAAGTCAATGACTGCAAGTTCTCCTTCGTACTCTGCGATGCAGTCAACTCTACCAGCTAGTCCAAGGTACTCAGAGTAAAGAGTACGTTCGATTGCGTGAATATTATTTATCTTATCTAGTTCTGGTTTCAAATGATAAAACATGAACTTAGATGCTGGAAGATAATTATTCCAATCAAGTTCTTTATTCAACAAATAATCTTGTGCTACTTCATGAAAGTCAGTACCACGGGTAGTGGCTTTCTTAGTAATACGATTTGCTTCTTCAATACCAACACGCTTACGCCAGTCAACAAAAATCTGTCGATTATAGAAAGAAGTGACAGACGTAATAGAAGGCACCCAGTCTCCATTTGGAAGGTTATAGAGACGGATGCCTTGTTGTTCTTTTTTGTTTAGTTCAAGATCACCGAGATAATTATGATGAATAAAACTCATAGATTCATTTCCATTTTAGCAAGTAGATATTCTTTAACAAGACCAGAACGAACGATATCTTCTACTCCAAATTCAACAATGTCAACCGAAGGCATGACTCGAAGAATCTTCATGAAGTCAGCAATGCCATTCTTTTCTCTATCCTTTACCAAGTCAGATTGAGTAGCATCACCACAGAACATAATCTTACTGTTCTCACCAATCCTCGTAATTATACTATCAAGTTCGTGATAGTTCAAGTTCTGAAACTCATCAACAATAACAATAGCATTGTCAAGAGTTGTGCCACGAATAAAGCTTGTAGACCAAAAACTAATTGTTCCTTGAGTTTTGAGATTGCCATAAAGCATTTCAAAATCAGTTTCTGTTGGCATCTCAAACATGTACTTCACCATATTCTTATATGGAATCTGATACAGTGAAGACTTGTCTTCATGATCCCCAGGAAGAAAACCAATCTCTCTAGTGGCCACAAGCGACCTGACGATGTAGATTTTCTCATATGGAGTCTTTACATCTAAGACATCTCTGATGGCATTGTACAGGGTAATAAAAGTCTTACCCGTACCTGCACATCCATAAGCAACTAGATTTTGATCATTCTTATAACATCTAAAAAGTTCCTCCTGATTCTGAGTCAGGGGTTCTATTTGTTTGATAAGATCTAAATTGATCGGTTTCTTTCTTTTCATATGCTTGGTACTCATCCCAAATGGGACAATTGGTGTTTGAGTCTTTCTTTTTGCGGGCATAAGTTGAGTTTAGATTTAGAAGGAGTAGTCGCGGTTTTTCCGAACCGTGGCACCCGGTTGTTTGGATGCACGGTCCAGAACTTCATTCCAACCGCTAGACTTTGCTTCTCCTGTCCACCTAAACTCTGTATCTACTCCAGCACATCCTTGTGACCAGTCCTTATCCCACTCTGGGTTTTCTTCTTTCCATTCAGCATACTGCTTCATGGTCATATTGAGAGTTTTTGTTTCTTTCGTCTTTTTATTAATAACGGGGTACGTTGGCATAAACGTTCAATCCTTTTCTAGTATTTATTAAATCCATTCCATTGCTTCTGCAACGGCAGGAAACTGTTCGATAAAAATCTTCTTTGCACCTAGAGCAATGTCCATGTGCTCCTTCTGTGTGCCGTTTGCAGAGCGCAATTCGATATAATGAAGCCATGAACGCACAGAACCCGTCATGTAGATTCTAGTGGGCGTGGCTAGTGGCAGAACGAACCTAGCACACTCCTTTGCAATTTCAGCATCAAGCATTTCTTTGTAGAGTTTCATTCCCTCGTCAAAGTGCTTTTGCATTTTGATCTGGAACTCTTGACGGACAAACGGGTCAATATCATCAATAGAATTCTGACGATTCTTGGTGTCTTGACGCCGTAGTTCAGGTAGAGGGATCGTCTCCGCGAGTAGGGAAGAGTCAGCATAGCGTTGTGAAAATTCTTGATATGTGAAACTACGATGCCGGAGCACTTGAGCCGCTACCCCCCTGGTAGTATTGATCTCCAGGGTCATGAATGCTTGCTCAAAGATGCTCCAGTGCTGGTGCTTCACACAATACTTAAGCAGTCCAGAGAACTTCTCATTCTCCTGGTTATTGGGGTTAGAGACACGAGCACAATAAGCCATGTGCTTCTCTGCATCAGGTGTTACGCTGATAAGTTTAGTCAGGGTATCCGTCATCGTCATAAAATACTTCGTCGTAATCTGAAATGTGTGGTGCGATTTGATCGTACTCCATTGGTTTGTATGCATCTACATCAGAGTATACCTCTGACTTTAGACATTCTACTAGAGACTCAAGGTTTCTGACAATCAGCTTGAGCTTTTCTTTTTCCATGGTTATTATCGCTGACAGAGCTAATTATAGACAAAAAAAGAAGGGTAGTCAACCCTCCTTAAAGACTATTTTAAAATCTCCCGACATACTCGTTTACATGTTGCTTGGTCGTTATCACACTCGATTAAGCAATTGTAATAATCATTAAGTAAATCAGATTCCTCCATACTTTTGTCTAATGTTTTTCCCAATCTCACTACACTTTGTTTCCATCCAGCTAATTGATTATGCGATAATAGATTATGCATAATGTCCTCCAATAGTTAGTTTTTCAACTCATAATACAAGTCGATTTTTTTTCAGACCACTTTACTATTCTCCAATTCTATCACTATATATGAAAAATGTGCTGATTTACACAAAAATTATTAAACTTTTCTTTCTTTTTTACATAGGTATAAAAAAAGAGAGGTTTCTCAACCTCTCTCGTATTATTTGGTGAGAACTTTAATCTCTCCATATATCAATGAAAGGAATGCTACAGAACCAAGGGATACGATCCCAGCAATTTGTAGTGCTTCCATATCACTTTACGTAAGTGCGACCACGATAGCAGTAGGTGCCGTGAGTTTCCTCAGGTGCCTCATGCACTTTGCAATCAACTCCACGATACTTAGTAACATGGATTTGTGCGTCGTGCAATGCTGCTGCCTTGTCGATTTGCTTTTTGATGAGTGTAAGGGTGTTCATTTGTTTTACTCCTGAAATACTAGGGTGAATTAACTCCCGTTCCTTCAGTCGTTTGCGTCCCAGTTACATTCAGGTGTTGCTTCTTGAATTACTTCAATAAGCTCAACCTTGACTTGATTTTCCATATTCTGATTAGTATCAATACGACTGATTATCTCAGCAGCATCAGTACAAACAATACCAGAATAAAGTAACAATTTAAATAACATGGGATGAACGCTCCGTTCCGCGACTTACTTGCGTCCTATGTTAGCACACTATCACACTTTCCATCAACCTTCGTTTTAAAATAACCTATAAGGTTATATTTTGTACGACGATCCAAGTTGTCGTCCATAAGGACTTCAACTCGTTTCTGGAGGAACCTTTCACACGACATATGCCATCCATAAGGAGTGCCGTCTGCATGATGGGCAAGATTCAGTGCCAACAGTAGTGCTAACATGTTGGATGAACGTATGGCCATTATAGACCGAACACATTATATAGTCAAGTAGTTTTGTAACTTATAATACAGTTTACAAAAACATACCTTTCTCACTCATGTACTGGAGAGTTTCTTTCATACTACCGATGTGCTTAAACCCAATATTAACTTGAGGATACTCAGCATCTTTACCAAACTCTGCCTCAAATCCTTTTTGGGTGAAGTGGTGATTCAATTTATACTCCAAAAAATCACCACCCAATGATTCCAAGAGTTCTGCCATACGCTGACACTCTTGACTACCGTTGCTATAAATTACTGCTGCCATTAGTCTTTATAGATAATTGAGATTTTTCTTTGTTCTTGACCTTTATGATCAACTAAAAGGGAATGATGAACTTCTGCATTCAAAAGTTCAGCAATCTTTTCCACTAAGTTATTTACTATGTTCAGCTCGGTTACCTTTTTGCCAGTCATCAATTTCTTTTTGTGTAGGGACAATAATTCGGAAGGCAAGACCTTCTTCCTCAAACTCTTCATTCATCTTTTCATATGTCTCAGGTGTGATTTTTTCAGTCACGTTGCCTCCAATCATCAGGTTTATCTCTCTGAAACCAATCTACAATCTCATCTGCACCATCAAACCCCGTTTTATGATTAGATGGGTCGGGGTCTCCTAGTCCCATCTTATTCATAAAATCATCCATACTACCTTCCTCAATATTTTGAGAGGCTTGTCGTCTTGCTTTTTGAAGCCAATCTCTTGCAAGGGTGTGTGCTTTAGCAAGTTTCTCTGCCCAAATCATATCTTCCAAGGGCACTTGTTCTTTGTTTGCGATGCATCTACAAATAGACTCTAACCTTAGTCTGTATTGAGTTGATAGCATATTAGTCCCGCAGTTTTAATTCGAGGTCTTCTAATTTGTGATACTCTGCATGTGCTCGTTCTTGACGAACACATACAATATCTAAAATATCATTAACAATTACTTGATTGTCAACATAATCATCAAGATACTTGTCAATTGCCTCTTTTAAGTATCTATACCTGTGCCACTCAGGTGAATATGGTTTATACATGATAATAATAATACATGCTAACGATCATAATACTATTTAATCAAGTTGTCAATTCAATGGTCGGCCGTGTTTATCAACTAACCCAAGTTTCTTGATCTGAGTTAAATTTGATTTTTCATTCTTTTTAATTTTCTTATATTCCTTAAGGATTTGATCAACTTGATCTTTAGATATATTGACTCTCAATTCATTTACATCTGATTCCTTATCGACAAAACCAAGTCCACTTTGTTTTGATGCCTCTACTTCAGATTCTTTTTCATCAACATAATCATTAATTACTTCTTGAATTTCATCTCGGATTAAAGAGTTTATTTGATCTCTAAGATGCTTATCATTCATTTTCTTTTCTTATCATTTTTTGATTTATTTCCCCAGAGTTTGGGATTCATTGTTCCAAACCCAAAGCCAATCTTTTGAACTGCTCCAGGACCATACTTATCATAGTACATATCAAACAACTCTACAGTTTTTCTGCATCGAGTGAGATCAATGTGCTCTACACCATCTACAATGTACCAAATAAGTCTGGCATCATTTGGAAGAGACTTATCATTTGCTGCTTCAAGAGTAGTTTTCTCTTGCAGAATCTGGCAACAGTAATCAGAAGGATTGATTTGTACTTTATCTGCTCCAAAATCTGGCATGTCGGTTTCTTTTTCTTGTACAGCTACTGTCATGAACGACCTCCCCACTGAATATCCGGATAGGCTTTTTTTACACAATCAAAAGATATTTTATATTTATCTGTCAATTTTTTATCCTTCACTAGAATCAAAATTTCTGCTTCTTTGGGATGTAAACCTTGGAGAAGATTAATAAACATCGTTTCTCTACGAATAGTTGTGAGAGAATTATTTCCACCACGGATAAAATGGTAGAGGTTTACATATTCATTACGAAGTGATGTGCGTCCTCTGCCATCCAAGTCTTGACCTGTTGCAGACTCACCACCGTAGGCTTCCTTTTTCAAGTTTTCAGAAAGTGTTCCAGAATACACAGATTGATCTTCAGCTTCTGCATAAGGCACTTCACCTTCAGGAAGTAAAGAAACTATCGTCTCATCAAAGTTCCAAATAAAAATAGACTTTAATGATGGATGACTGTAAGTTTTTAATGTTTCAACTTTCTTTGCAATTGATCTTTGCTTTGATGCAAGTTCTAAAATCTCAAATACAAACGGGTTTGTCGGGAGAGTTTCAACCTTGATAGTTCTAGTAGACTTTGATTTAGTTGTTGTCGTCTTCTTCTTCGTCGTAGTCATAATCGTTTTCGAATCTCACTGCTAAAATTTCGTCGGGGAAAACATTCCCATTTTCATCAAACATCTCTGGATGTGTATATGCAACATTACTAGTATATACATGTTCTTTTGCCAACCATCCTACCACACCTCCTACAAAAAACATCATGATTGAAACAAGTGTGCTGATGGTGAGAGTTACTGCTAACATCTTTCTTTCTCCAGAGAGTTTATTTTTTCCTGATGTCCAAGTAAAAGTTCAGATGTAAAACAATCTCTCTACGAAGGAGGGTGACCATTTTACCAAACTTTACTTGAAAAGTTTTTGGTTTTTCTGGTGGTTTTTTCCTCCTATTACGTAACATTAATTCAATGCCCCGATTTATTTCAGGCTCTGAATTATTTAGTTTGCTTTTTGCGTCTTCCAGGTTTTCTGTCATTACTATACTTCCAGGCATCTTCTAAAATGCCATACAAATAATTTTTAATTTTTCTTGCTTGTGGTTTTGGAATATGTCCATACCCTTCACGCAATTGTTTGTGCTCATTATCTTGACCACCTTTGAGATATTCATCAAGTTCTAATGTAAGATCACTAATCTCTGCAGCTGTGGTGCTTTCAATGAAAGCATCAATCTCATGCTTTTTAGTTTTAGTTGCCTTGAGATAATCATAAAACTTTAAATTCATTTGTCCCTCAAAGGCATTATCGATTGCATGTTCAATAAGATCATAGATGTCGATGAGGTTTTGTTCCATTAGACTAAATTTTGCTCCCGCAAATACTTAACAGTTTCAGTGCATCCGCCAATCATTTTATCATCAAGGATTACTTGTGGAAATGTTGATCCTTGACCAAATTTATCATAAAACTCAGTTCTGTCAAAGTCAGTGCCAAGTTTATAAACAACGTGCTTCAATTCAGCCAATTCTAGGACTTGTTTAACCTTTGTGCAATAAGGACAACCATTCCTTGAGTATACGGTAAATGTCATGATAATTAAAAAAATATTTTAAAGATTATTTATGTTTGGGATTAAATTCACCTTCTGGAAAAGGTTGTGATTTGGTTAGGTCGCGACGAGATTGATTCTTAATGATGATGAATGCATCTTTGTTATATTTGCGAGTACCTAAAGGTGATTGCCACTTCTTGTTATACTCTTCACCCACATCAATACCAGAAACAGATGTTCCACCAATTTCAATTTCAACATCATCATAACAATCCCAACCCAGTGTTGCAATTGTATCTGACAATTTGCTAGAAACAGTCTTCATAACTGCTGCTGCTTTTCTATTTCTTGCAATGGTTTCGTCCATAACATTTTCATCTGGATCTAGTTTCCCAATCATAAAAAAAGAGGGCAATTAACCCCCTTAGTGTATCACAAATCATCTTCGCTGTAAAGTTCTTCTAGTCGTTCTCTAGAAAGATCAACGTACATAACTTCATCACCAGGTGCAGGTGCTTCTGGATGACGTGGTTTAGGTGGTTCATCCATCATTTTATTGATGTCACGAATATTAGACCACATCAGAGCGAAGGCTCCCCCCGCAATAAGGGAGAAGCACACACCCCATACAAAAGCAAGATAATGGTTCACAGTGCATTACCGCGTGGAAGAACTTCCTCAGGGAATACAAAATTTTCATGTGGTTGGTCAACAGTTGCCATCCAATTACGAAGACCTTCATTCAAGAGAATATTCTTGGTGTAGAAGGTTTCAAACTCTGGATCTTCTGCTGCCCTCAGTTCTTGTGAAACAAAGTCATAAGCACGAAGGTTGAGAGCAAGACCAATAATACCGATGGAACTTGTCCAAAGACCCATAACAGGAACAAACAACATAAAGAAATGAAGCCACCTCTTATTACTAAACGCAATACCGAAGATCTGAGACCAGAAACGGTTTGCAGTAACCATTGAGTAAGTTTCTTCTTCTTGTGTTGAATCAAATGCTTTGAATGTATTTGCTTGTTCACCATCTTGATACAAGGTGTTCTCTACTGTAACACCATGAATCGCAGAAAGCAATGCTCCACCCAGGATACCTGCCACTCCCATCATATGGAAGGGATTGAGCGTCCAGTTATGAAAGCCCTGGAGGAAGAGAAGGAAGCGGAAAATCGCTGATACACCAAAACTCGGCGCAAAGAACCAACTCGACTGTCCGAGTGGATAGATGAGGAAAACAGAGACAAAAACAGCAATAGGCCCAGAGAACGCGATAGCATTGTACGGTCTGATTCCGATTAGACGAGCAAGTTCAAACTGTCGAAGCATGAACCCAATTAGGGCGAAGGCACCGTGGAGCGCCACAAAATTCCAGAGTCCCCCAAGTTGGAGCCAGCGTTGGAAATCTCCCTGAGA